GGTAGAACCACTTAGAGTAGTTGCATCATCATTCCAATTACCATCTTGTGTAGATGTAAATGTTGTCATAGGACAACCTCACTTACAGTACTTATCTCAGAGATAATAGGGATCGCCATTCACTATATTGTCCCTTGTAAAAATACTTTACAATCTCCAGCAGTAATGACTGCTGTTGAACTGCCATCTGTTGCTTTGACTGTTACTGCCAATAATCTTAACGCTGTCGTAGCGATAGACTTCAAGGATCCTGAATTAATTGCTACTACTACGTCATCTCCGATCTGAACCCATTTGGAGTTTGTCACTGGTAAGGCTGCTGCCGAATCAAACAAGGAACCCCATACCTGGCAAGTAAGTGCTTCTCCATCATTAGCCAGCATTTGAATTGAAGCTCTCTCGTATGATTCAACATCTACTACATCTATGATCGCTACATAGGTAGAACCACTTAGAGTAGTTGCATCATTCTCGACAAGCATCGTCTTTAGTGAACTACTTATTCTCTTCGTTGTTACCGTATTCGCCATTAGTCAGCCCCGACAACGACATCAACCTTCCCATCGCCATCAAGGTCTATGCCAATGCCCTTCTTCTTCTTCAATCCTTTGGGCTTCTTAACCTTATCCATTACGGACTTAGGTGGCTTTACTTCTTTGCCTTTGGACTTAGGAGGTCTGCCGAGACGCTTAGGAGGTCTGATCCCAGTCTTAAGCCCCCCGCCCCCAACTGCCTTGCCGACTTTGCTTTGCTCGACAAAGTTTTTTGAACCTTTGAGCTTTTCAAGAAGGCTCTCATCTTCAACATCAATGGTGTCTCCTTGGTTCCAACGGACGAGGTTGCCCTTCCGATTGCGAAGGCTCCGATAATTACGCTCCCCAATATAGGTAATCTTGACCATTTAATTAGCCCTCCAATCACCTTATAGTAAGTCTCTAACGCTTCCTTGTGTCTTGAACTTGTAACAGATCAGGTTTCCTGCTGTCAGGAATGCAAAGTCCTTCGAGAGAGTCTGCGTGACTGCTATGTTTGTACTGTCCACGTAAGTCGTTGGTGCTGCTACCCTGAAAGCCAGGTTGTCCATATCCAGCAAATACATTCTTGATACTGCATCTCCTGATGCTATAACGTGCTGTGATAGGAATATTGGTATTCCATCGTAGGATCCAACTCTCGAATCGAAAGCCAGTCCTGCCTCTCCAGATACTCCATTTGCGTTACCTGCTCCACCTTGAGCTAAATTGTATTGCCATGCTGCATTGGAAGTTCCAGAAGCCATTAAATTCTTCAAATCCTGATAGGTGTCATATCCTGTCAACAGAATCAATGCGTTGTAGTTTACACCGTTCTCCAATGCACTCGTAATTATCCCGTCTAACTTAGCGAGTGTAAGTGCGGCTGGTGTGTCGCTGTTGTGTGATACATTTGCATCAGACCATGCACTTGCTGAACGGTCAATACCGCCATCAGCTATATCCCACATATCTGCATCAGCATCCAGATTATTTAGTAATGCGTTAGCTGCGTGTGATATGGTTACTCTGTCCAGGGTCTCGAAATCCATAGCCGAACCTGCTGTTCCAGAAGAAGCCGTTTCGGAATCTGACAATAGCATTGCATCAATGTAGTAAGCGTGTGCCTCTGCATGTTCTTTTCGCAAGAACGCTGCAAGGTTGCCAAGTCCGTCATCTGCTTCTGAAAGCAATTCTGCTTTGGTTGTTACTTCCCATACCGTGACTACTTCAGCAAGAGTGGCCCTTACTTCAACAAGGTCTGGCTGATCGGTTGTTCCCAGTGCTGCTCCTTCTGCAATTCCGTTGGTCTGGGCGTGTCTGCCAGTCATTACTCTCCATCCAGATGATGTCCAAGGCTCTTTCTTTAAGAGTTACAGGGTGTTGAGTCCTTCAGCCATAGTCGTTTCAGTTATGGCTGCTTTCTCTATGCCGTATCTCTTGGCTATGCCAAGTGTGCCGCCATAATAGGCGTTTATATATTCTTCAAAATCCATGTTTAGTCCTCCCCTACTATTTCAGTAAGCTCATCCCATGATTTGTCTATATTCATCCAATCAATAGGTGTTATTTTATTAGGAGTGTCATTTTTAGGAGCTGGTGTCGTCTTTTTACCAGCATATACGTTAAATCCGTATTTCTTAAGTGTCGCTAAGGATTTCTCAAGGGTGTCCTTCTCTTTAGGATCTGAAGATTTCTCTTCTTCTTCCTCCTCCTCTTCCTCTTCAGCTTCCTCTTCTTCTTCTTCATCCTCTTCAGGCTCTTCTTCCATCTTGGATTCTGCCATGTCTGATAAATAAGCCATTACTTCCTTGAGTTTGCCGAGAGTCTCTTCCAGATCCTTGTGGAGTTCTTCCTCCTTGTCAAGATCCTCTTCTCTAACTGGTTCTTCTAACGCTTCAGCAGCTTTGGGAGCTTCCTTGATCTCCTCAACTTCTTCTGTTTTCTGCGCCCCGCATGTGCAAGTGGACATACCTCTACTTGGAACTATTAATATATAAAGATTATATTCATTTCGGAATCATCTTCCATGAAGGCTACTTGGGCCTGAGTTCGATCCCATATCCCTTCTGAATTCAAACCCCGATGTCCTGCCTGTGGACCCATCTGGCTTCTTGTAAGTCTGATCGAATCTTCCTGGATTATACCACAACTCTGAGCAGAACGCTCGCTTATCTCTAATTTGCTTTCTTCCTGGCAACCTTTCTATTTTCATTGTGTTCATTCTGCAATTTTCAAACCATGTCTTACTCGGCTCTGCTGCCTTGACCATGTGCATTATGTCATCAAGTATGTCATTTGATTTCTTAAGTGAACTGGTTTTGATGACCCTCGGAACACAGGTTTTGTTCACTTTTTTCCTTAATTGCTTGAGTATTCCATCAAGCATCTCATTGGATTTGCTATACCTCCTTGCGAGGATGGCCCTGTGCTGGTTCTCCGCTTGGGCCTTGGTGTCGTGGCAACCTCCTGGTATTGGCTTCCCGATCTTGCCTGGTGTCCTGTGATGTAGAATACAATACTGGCTCCCACGCCTTCCTATCTTCTTCTCTATTTCTTTCGCCATCGCTACTTCCCTTACTGTAGCTTCAGGGTTGGCAGGGCTATCCCCTACCCAGGAGACGGACCATAGATCGAGTTCGTTGATTTGATTGTGGCAGCTCTCCTCATCGCATACTTTCTCCTGATCCATTGCCTCCCCCCTGATACTACTGGCTCCCTTTGAACCAAATTCTTTAATCTCATCCCATACCTTGTTGTGCATGGATAACTTGTTGTGAATCCCTACCCTTATCTTGATCTTGTCATCCTTTACCTTGTAAGCAAGGGGGAGTCCAATCGGCTGTTCCTCATGCCTGTATGAATATATGCCATACTTCATATAGAAATCCATCGCCTCCTTTATTGTATCTGTCGGGATCGAAATATAAGTCTCCATTATTCTATCATTATACCATTCGGGCCTGTAGACTATCCAACCTGTATCGCCTTCGCTTTCTTTGTTGATAGTGCTTACTGCCACAATACTACTGTACCATTATTATTATTAAAGTTTTTTACTGTTTCGGAGAGAGACACACACCTTCATTTCCACTGGAGATTATAATAATAATAATAGATTAGTACAATAATAATATAATAAGCCGTCGTACCTCTTTTGTTTTTTAGGAAAAAAGTGCGGGACACTTTAGAAAAGTTCGAGTGGAAGCGAAGGTGTGTGTGTCTTAGGTTTTTTAAGTGAAATCTCCTTGACTTAATGATGATTTGAAGTCGGCTTCTAATCTCTCAGCTAACATAAGTGCCCAGGTTTCTTTGAATTTAGGAGCATTCTTTACTACTGCCCTTCTGAAGTACGGTCTTGGCTGGATCCCTCTCCTTCTTATGTTCTTGGCAATAGCGTTGGCCATAGCAGGACCGTAACCCAATACCCGTTCCGTCCATTCAGTAATACTTCTCATAAATTCCCCGTCTCCAGTGGTTGCGCTATGGGGGTTCGTTCCATATTCTATATGATGTGCATAAGGAACCGTTGTTCCTACCGTGTATCTTACAAATCCATTGGCCAGTTCCCTTAATCCATCCACTTCTACAGATTCCTTGAGTTTGCGATCACTGGCCACGCC